AATTTTCGAGAACTTCTTTGTCAATCTCATTCAGAATAGAACTAGAGATTCTACACTTGTACTTACCACCACGCCAGAGTTCTTCGGCAAGTGCCATTTCATCCGCAAGTGCTTCGTCAGAATAAGTACCTACAAAGTAGGAATGGTTGTGATTATCGCCCCAGCGGTGTGCTATAACTGTAAATACTTCCATCTATTTCTCCTTATTACCTATCATATTATAATCCTTTCTCAGTATTACTGAACAATCTCTCTACTACACGAATGTGACAAATTCATGCCTAACTGTGCAGGAGTTTTCATTATGATTCAGCCTTTTCAGGAAATACTTCTTGCAAGAACTCAACCAAGTCTAAGTCTCTTGGTAGATAGGTAAAAGGGCCAGTACGACCGTAGTCTTTAACAGTTCTACGAATACCGTATGCGTTAACAACGTGACCAACTTCTTTCTTGAATGCGTTTACAATGATTTCATTACAGTTCATAATATATTCTCCTTAGAACCAGATTAATTCGATAACCATAGCAATAAAAGATAGTGCAGTTATAATAGTCAATAGTCCAAGCACTATAAACTTGTTCTTGTTCTCACTTTGATCTGTCATATACTCAATAAAGTATCCAGTAAAAATAAACAATGTAAATAATGTCAGGAATATTTTAGCAGTTAGTATCATAATGTAATTCTCTCTCAATTCAATTACCTGGGAGTGTGGCATATTAACAGCATCTTAAATACCATGCTTGTTTAATAGTCCAGCACGACAGTTTTCAATAGTTTCGTAAGTATCAGCATTGCTCACAAAGTAATCTGCTTTCATTACACAACCTCTACCATTTCACCGTCTGTTACTCTAAATATCTGATTAGTAACTACTTACGGTTTATAGGTAACTAGATTATAAATAGCAGCTACACCATAATGCTTTTTAATAGCGCAGTGTGCGTCTTTAATTGAGTTGAACAATCTGTCTTGGTAGTAATCACCACATCCTGTACTGACACGTCTGCGCCAAGGTTTCCAAAACAAAAAGGTCTTATACTGCACCTCAAATAGTATTTGGTAGCCATTAATAATAGGTACAATCCTATACTTAGTTTTCACCACCGTCCTCTATCGTTACAAATAATGGACCATTCCTGTGAATACTCACAGAACATAACTTGGTACTGTTTACCTTTGCTCCAGAACCAGTAGGTTCTACCTTCACCCATAGCTTGCCCTCTGTAGTTGTAACACATTCTTCATCATAGTACTCATTAGTATCATACTCAGGAGTACGCTCAATAAATACTTTCAATGTACGCCCTCCGTCTTGGTAGGCTAACCGTACAGTCTCGTAGTCCTTTAGGTATTTTATAAGTGTACGTCCAGTATCATCAATAACCTCTAAGCGACTGACTATCTTAGTAACTTCTTGATTATCAGTCATACCATTATGTACTCGCTCCCAATGAAGCTGATTATCTAGTTCCTCATGCTTCTTTAGTAGGTCTCTATATTCCTGTTGAGCCACCTCTAGTATTTCTACTAGCTCTCTACGTGTCTTGTTTTCGATGTCGTAAATCATTATCTTTCCTCCAACCCCACAATTTGTCTAATATCCTCTATACAGCGCATACCGAAAGTATCTCTCATACCGTCGTCCAGTACAAACCAAGAGTCTTTAGAAGTACAGTATTCCTCTGTCCAAATATGTTCGGTAGCCTTGTAGTAAGTACCTTTACTGTAGTGCGTAGCACCCTCTGGGGCATTCGCTAGTATTTCTTTATTGGTCATCATCTTTCCTCCATCTCTACCCAATCAAACTTATCTAAAGGATATGCTAAAATTGCTTCATCGTAAGTATGATTATGCTCGTCCCATATACCATTAGGGTAGAAGTTATAAATAAGGACTACGCCTATATCATCATATTGTGTAATGTATTTTTCATATAGTATCTCTTTATTAGTCATTAGAAACCATCGCTTTAAGTTCTGTATATCCACCTACGTACTGCATATCCATTAGTTCTAGTGTGAATATTTGAGGCACAGTTCTAAACTTAATACCTGCAATGTCCTGCAATGTTTGTTTATCTTGTTCATCCATTTCTGAAATATCTCTGTAACCATAAGGGATATCAAGTCTATCTAATAATCTTTTAGCTTCTAAGCAAAAACCACATCCTGCTGTTCCATAAATCATGTATTTCATAAGGTGTCCTTGTAATAGTTTTAAATTATTTAACTGTTTCTTTATAGTAACGTATTTCCCAACCATTTTCTGTCCAAAAAACATTTTCAGGCTGAAGGTCAAATTTATTCTCAAACATAATTCCTACTTCTTTAGAACTTTTTTTGTTAGAGTCAGGGATCTGGTCGTGACTTATACTACAAGCATAGTAATCCCTAGTTTTTATATAATGTTCTGTAATATTCATAGTAATCTCGTTTATGCATGTATGGCGCGTCAGGCAGGATTTGAAACTGCGACCTACGGCTTAGACCTTGGGGACTTTGTTTGCAATCTTACATGCTTCTCTGTATTTTTTAGTTTGAAATACACCTTGATCTGTGTATTTAGTTAAAGAGTGCATAGTAAGTCCTGTTTTTTCTGCGGCTTCTCGTATTGTATTATATGTAGTACCTTCTATTGTCCACGTTTTACGGCGTTTAGTAGAAGCTTCTGCATGAGCATCAACAGAATCATGCCAATTATCTTTGTGAGACCCTAGTTCTAAGTGGTCTGGGTTACAGCATTTAGTGTTATGACATTTATGTCTTACTACATCTGTTTTTTCTAGTGGCGCATTACAAGCATAAGCATATCTATGGGCAAGCCAGTATATTTTATTTTCTGTGAGCTGGCCGTAACCAGCACTGTTACAGCTTTTATCCCATTCCCAACAACCGTTAGAACAGATTGTTGTTTTACTTTTAATTTTGTCTAAGTTCATAATATTACCTTGTATAGTTTGGCAGACGGTGGAGGAATCGAACCTCTCAGCTCCTTCCCACTTTTTTATGCTACAAGTTTAGAAGACTTGTGTGGGTACACCGCCTATTATATTAAAAAACTTAGAAGTAGTCAACTGTTGCTCTATCCAATTGATCTACAGACGCTTTAAGACTATAAACCTGACGAACAGTACTAAGTGACCAGCTTTTCCTGCTGCAGGCTTTTACGCTATAACAAGCGGTCCCGATTTAAATGACCTAACTAGAATGAGCGGAAACATCCTCACTAGTATATACTCCTGCATTTGAGCTTCACACCAAGGTTATTAGGTGGATAGGCTTTAGGGGTTCTATTGTATACCCTCAAAGTTTCCGTTTATTTACTGACTTAACGTCGATCCTAAACTTATCACTTATTTTGGTGAGTGTTTTCCTTCCTCTAAACACCTTACGAACAAGAGACCAAGCATTGTTTATACTGGGCAAGGATTCCAGTGTGGTCGCCTATTATAACCCGAGCGATACGGGTACCTCTTTCTACACAATGGTAGGTGAGCGATATGGTGTCCCTGAATGGATTTGAACCAATGACCTATCCGTTATGAGCGGAGTGCTCTAACCACTGAGCTACAGGGACAAAAAAGCCACTAAAAAGTGGCTTTAACTTGAGACAAATTTTATTTGTTTAATACCCGTCTGGGTATTTTCGGTGTTTAGCTTTTATGTAACTAGCTACTATACCACTTCTAACGATATCATCTTCGTCAAAGTAAGTAAAGTCGAACTCATCTGTCATTTGTTTAATTACATTTAGAAATACTTCTATATTTTTTTCAGAGTTTTTGTTTAAATCTCGTTGAAGTATGTCTCCACAGAAAATAATTTTACTGTAGTCTCCAACCCTAGTTATTACAGAGTCTGCTTCGTGAGAAGTCATATTCTGGAACTCGTCTACTATGACAATAGTTCTGTCTAACGTAATACCACGAATAAAAGAAGTAGTCATAAACTCTATAGTTCTATGTTTCTTCATTATCTCGTAAGCATCACTTCTTCCAAACAATTCTGTACATATAGATTGGTACGGCAGTTCGTAAACTGCTGACTTTTCTGTTAGTGTGCCTGGAAGAAACCCAACATCTCTTGTAGGAACTGCAGATCTTACAATCACAATACGCTTGTATGGAGATTCAGGGTCGTTAAGTTCTTTTAAAGCTTTGTGCATAGCCATAAAAGTTTTACCGGTTCCTGGGTAACCTAGCAGTACTTGTGATTTATCAGATTTGTAGTTCTCAAAGAATACTGACTGATTTTCAGTCATAGGTTGGATGTCATGCATAGATAAGTGGTTGTCACTAAGAAGGGATTTTCTTTCTTTACGTCTGGCCATAGATAATTAGAGTCCATAGGTTAAAAGTGAACTCTAATTATACTACATTTGCTTATCCCTAACTATTGTTATTCTTGTGACACATACTTATCTACTAGAGGGAAAATGGAAGCAATAGCTTCCGCACACGCTAACGCTACCTCGATGTGTTCTTTTTGCGTACCGTTGCCTGAACGGAGTTCAATAAAATGAATCCACGAACGTATACTACCCTGCATGTACAAACGACTTTTTGTGTTGCCTTCAGGTAATACAGCTCTAGCTTGCTCTTTAGCGATCCCATTTTTAATACCCCATTCATATACTTGTTTAGCCATCCAGATAACACGTCTTTGCTCTCTTTCCCACGCTAGCTGTAGTTCTTCATCTTCTACATCTATGCTGTTTTGACGGTTTTTAGTGTCTTGTAATCGTGCTTCACGAATCACAAACTGATCACCAAAGTCTGCAGGATCTGCGTATCTTTGAGAAAACTCTTGAAACGCAAAAGAACGGTGACGTAGCATTTGTCGTGCAATGTCTCGTGTTGTATCGATTTCTAATGTTGCAGACGCCATCTCAAAAGGAGACCAGTGTTTATGCTTTGCTAGGTAATTAAGCAGTTTTTCTGTGGTTTCCATGTTCATTTGATTTGAAGGGTTAGAGACTCTTGCACAGAAAGCGATTAAATCTTGTACGCTTTCCATATTAAGTTCTTCGTTTAGTCCTTCTGCAGGCTGGGTATAGCCAATTAGTTTTACGTTCATTTTATACCTTAATGTGCGATACTAGTTTCATAAACAGTTTTTTATCGTTGTACTCTTTATCTGCTTTAGCCAGTGCAGCATATGCTTTGGCATTAGTTGACTGTAGTGTTTTAAGCACAGATGCAAGACATTCTACTGGCAATGCGTATAGGTACGCAACAGGAACTAGTGTATCTTTTTTATTTGATTTAACAAAATAACTATCTATTAGTGTTTCTGCAAATTCGATCATACGGATAGCCTCTAGTTTAGATGTAGTAGGTTCTATCTCTTTTGCAATGTCTTCTGGGTTTGTTACTTTGTTTTTAATTTCTTTTTTAATAATGCTTTCTAGACGTTTTATAGTCAGACCGCTACCGTAATTGTTGTAGAACAACAAGAATTGTGCAGCAATGCTACTACCTACAGTACCTTTAAGATAATGTGTCATGACATCTTTTGAAGTATCTTCAATTCGGTCCATGTAAGTGCCTAGTCTTGTCCAAGAACGAGGAGATGCACCTTTGGTCCCGTCTTTAGGAGTAAAGTGAAACTTAGATTGGTTATCTACTAAAAAGTCTATAACCATTTGGTTTACATTATTGTTTTTAGCCCACTTAAGCCAAGAGCTAAAGTCAGGTGTTACTTCGCAATCTACAAAACGATCTAGTAATGCAGGGTCAAACTCTTGTACCGTATAATCACCGTCTGCAGGGTTAACAGCAGCTACTACAAGCGTTTCTTGGCCGTTTACGATAGGCAGCTCATGCGTATGTAGCCGGTGGTCTAGAATAAGCTGTAGAGAAGCGTTTAGAATGTCTGCAGGTGCACGGTTAAACTCGTCAAGGAATAATACTGAACGTTTACTATCTTTGTAAGTTACTTTGTCTTGTCGTAACAGTTGTAGTCTGTCATTAGGAACATTGTAGTATTTACAGTAATAATCATTTAGTGCCTTAGTTGTTAGAGGTTTCTGACTAGAAATAACTCTTAGCGCTTTTTCTTGAAAGTCTTTGTCTGTAAACTCTAATTTGTCAATATCTAGTTCTGCAGGCCATGCTGCTTGTACAATATTGATATACCAACTAGGTGCTGCCCACTGCGTAGACATTACACCATTTACTTCCTTAGTTACAGGCAAACCTAGCATGTCACCTGTATCCATTAAAGAAAGGATAAGAGGTTCAAAATGCATGTTGTTTTCTTTTGCATACTGATGCGCTGACTCTGATTTACCTAAGCCGTGTACGCCTTTGATAAGAGGCACATGTCCACATATGTCAGCAGCAGCAATTAAGTCTTTGATTTCATTGATATTGATAATAGTCTCCTCAAGAGTATTTCCAGGTAAAACCTCCAGCGGTTTTCCTGTTACCCTTACATGTTTGTGTAATGTTAGAATGATTAATGTTTAACTTTTCAGAAGCGTTTTTTGCAGAACTGTACACAGTACCTAGCTCAACACATTTAACAGGCTTACCTTCTGGAGGTCTTAAATTTTTAACTCCATGAGTTTTGCCTTTGTTTGCTTTGGATATTTTTTCTTTAGTGGTTTTAGCAAGAGAACATCCTAGCTTAGCAGCACTCATTTTTGCTTTTGTTTCTTCTGATACTACGTTGTTAGTGTTAGCTTTAGATATTTTCTTTTTGGTTTCTTCAGACAATACTTTTCCTTTATTGCCTAGACTAATATTAGCTTTGTGTTCTTCTGGAAGAGTACGTCCTAACGCTCCTTCTTTGTTTCCTCCACCTTTTAGTATATTCCATCCAATATTAAACAAAGGCCTGTACTCTTTTTCTTTTAGGGCACAATCTTCGTATTTTCCTGTGTAAACTACTTCCCAGATTAAGCTCTCTGCACCATATTTTTCTATGGCGTTATGCAGGTGTAGGCATCTGCCAGAAGTTCTGTGGCTACTCCAACGACTTTTAGTGTTGTTGGTAATACCTACATACCCTTCAGTGTAGATGTCAGTGTGTTCTTTTTTGTGAATCCAGTAAACAAAACCTATCATAGTCATTACTCCTAATCAAATGACTATTATAAAGGTTAATTAGTTAAATTGCAAAGTCTTTGATTTCATTGATGTTCATATTCCTGATCCATATTCTATAAGTACACTTGAGTTAAGAGTTTCATAAATAACTTCAATATGATTTTTGTTTATGTAGTATTGCTCAATAGGTTTATCAATATCTTCATCAGTTTCACCAAACACTATAGAAAATACTGAAATAAAAGTAATATTTGCGTCTTCTAACTCTCGCCATAAACGCCCATCTTGATCCTCATCATATGCACATACTTGATGAACTTCATCACTTCCTATATTTTTGTAGGTAAGAATTGTTACTGGTAATCTAAATGTGTTGTCCATATTGTCTCCTAAGTCTTTTGTACGTATTTAAGCCTATTATATAGACATGGTAAGAATAGGTATCAGGATACTCAAATATCTCAGATATTCTATTAGTGTTTATAGTAGCTTTTCTAAATGCTTTTATAGGTTTATAATTAGTATCTTTAGGCTCATAAAATTCATTTGCTGACTCATCTTCGTATATACAAACCTCGTCAAAAAGCAATGTTATAAAGTTGTTTTTATTAAGTGCTTTATAAGGATTTGGGTACATACCTAGGTCTATTGCTACATCTGTATCTTGGTCATCTATTTTTGCCATTAAAAAACTAATACTAGTAGATTCTTTAGGTAGATAGTCTAAGAACTTTTCTGGTGGTACAAATACTTTGTTCATTGTAGTTACTCTTTTAGTTTTACTGCTACCATTTTACCGTTATTCATACTAGACATTACTGTGCCTTGCTTTTCTATAAGCCATATAACAGGAACGTTAAGTTCTTGAAAAGGTTGTATATCTTCCTCAAATAGATAACCATCTGTTGTTACTACAAGAGCATCATACTTTACTTTATGCTCTTTAAACTTTTCTATTGCAGGAGAAAGGTAGGTACCCCCACACGCTTTTCTTTCTATGGCTTTCATATCTTTAGTAAGTTCTTCAGGATCTGTAGGCTCTGTGTCTACCTGTACCATTGACGCAGGTATGTTATACATTTTACAGATGTTGAGTATCTCACCCCATAAACTATATAAAGCTGCATCAGATACAGACCCAGAAACGTCAGATATAATCCCTAGTTCAAACACACGGTCCTTTGTAGTGCCTTTGATCCAGTTAGCAAAAGGAAGACGTCTGTCTCTTCTCATTAACGTTTTACGTTTATTTGCTTTTTTATTGCCTACAATAGAACGAAGTACACGTTTCCAGTCTACTTCTCTTGTTACTGTAAGGTTTTCTATGATTTGAGAGTAGTTTCCAGGAAGTCTGCCTTTAGCTTTTTGAGTTTCTTGAGCAGCTTTTTCTACCATCTTTTTAGTAATTTCTTGTTGTACGCAAGGATCGCCTGAAACTTGATCCCACAATGAGTGGTCGTCTAAGTTAGGTTGTCCTTCTTGTCCTTCAGCATTTTCATCTTCTTCTTGTTCTTGGTCTAGAAGAGAATAATAATATTCTGCTGTTTCGTCTGGATGGTTTACTGCTTCTTTAGAAGGAAAGTTATCAGGGTAAATAGCTCCTTCTGGCAGGTGTTCTCTTGTAATTTGTTGGTTTAGAGCACAATCACTAGCTATGTTGTACTTTTTATGGTCTAAATCTTTTGAACGAAAGAGATGACCAAATATAATATGAAGCATTTCGTGTTTAAGTATACCTATACGATGGCTTAAAGGCATTTTTTCAGAAAAGCCTAGCCATTCAGTACCGTCAGGTGCTACAGAAATTACTTCTGTTGGGTTTATATATAGCAGATAGTAACTATCTTTAAAGCTAACACCTGCAGGCGAAGGCAAACTTTCATCAAACACTACTTTACATTGAGAAAGTACATGCATATAAAATACATAATCTTGAAAAAAAGGGCTAGAAGCAATAGCCATGTTGGTTACGGCCTCATCAAATGCTTTACGACTGCAGGACATAGTAGTTCCTTAGATAATTTTTACTCGGTTAATTGTATTAACATGACGAGCAGTAGGTTTGTAATTGCCGATATGGCTGATAGCTTGTGAGTTTAGTTTATTATACTTACCCCAAGTACCTGCTTTGACACGTTGATCCATTTTTGCATACAAACGTTCAGTACAGTTTTTGTTAATATCTACTTCTGAACTGTAGCGAATGATAGTATTTTTAGTAGGTTCTTTTTTAGCAACAGAAAAATGAGAATAATAGTCACCAGATTTAAAGTATAAACCGTTTTCTCTCATTAGCTTGTTAACATCTTGCTGCACTGCCACTAGTTTTAAGTTAGAGCGATGTATCTCTTGGTAAGACCCAGTGTGCTTGATGTTTTGGATGTTAAAGAGCTTTACAAACTGTTTTCTATCCATAGTAGAACCTACTTTAAATAAATTTTTATTGTTTGCAATGATGTCATTGTATTGTGCTAATCGTTGCTGTGCTTTTGTTAAAGTTATTTTTGCCACTAGTATTTCCTTTTTTATTAATTACTCATAAAAAAATCAGTAAAGTCTTGAGAATGAGCTGTTTCTATGTAAGCTGCTAGCTCAGGTGTATTTATATCAAGTATGTCTGCATAATGGGATATTTCTATACTTGTAATTTTACATTCACCCATTTCGTATTCGTCAGGAAAGCAAGCTTCTGGTGGGCCAAAAAACTTACCAGGCGTATAATACAGAGTGTATTCAAAGTTTACAGTTAATAAGTCTAGCTCTAGACTTCCTACTCTTGTAATTGTTTTAGTAGTCATGTAGCATCCTCTAGTTCAATAGAACGTTTGATAGACGCAATAGCTTCTTCTTTGTCTTGGACAGTGTCTTTATAGCCACGTAAGCCACTACAAAGCATTTTCTTTATGGCATGCGCCATTGCTGGGCATGTAACATCAAAAGCGATTAGGACGTCATATACGTCCATATCTACGCCTTTGCAGCTTCTTATATATTTATTTGATTTACTAGATTTTAGATAAGAACCTTTTAGTTCTTCTGTTTCGTAATCTTGATTATAGTATTCTGATCCTGCCATTAGTCTATATCCTCTTCTGCTATGTTTAGTTGCACACTAATTTTTCTTACTAGATGACATATGTACCATAGTGGTACTAAAGCTAGGGCTATAATAAAAGTTAAAATTATAACAAGTAAAAGATCCATATTACCCCCATATAAATAAAGAAAAAAATAATGCTATAAGCATTAAAAAAGTAAGAAAGTCTTTTATATAAACTCTTCTTTTTGTTCTTTTGTATTTCACGGTATTAATCCTATTATTCTGCAAATCAGTACAGTCAAGAAAACAACAGCTGTTGTTCCTATTGACCATAAGTGATGATCAATAAAATAAAGCCAAAAAGACTTTTTGTTTTCTCCTAAAAGAAAAAAATTGTCATGCATTTTATCTTCTCTACTTACTAGTAAGTCAAATGCTGCTAATACTATGTAAATAGGGTAAATAATATGCAAAGTAGATATTAAAATTTCCATAGCTAATCCTCAAATACTGTTATTTCTAAACAATTATCTTCGATTTTAGCCAAACGTCTTACTACACCAAAGCCATAGTCCCCTCCTACATATATGTTAGGACCGCCTTTGGGCTCAAAACCACCTAGGTCAGAGTAGTATATGTCTGACTGCCCTGGTTTATTTCTGTAACAAGGACAATGCAGTACTTTAGGTTTTATGCACAGGTAATAAGTAACTTTGTCTTCTTTTTCTAACCAATATTCGCTGTTTTTTTCGTTTTTATACGTTTTATTTTGTTCAATTTTCATACTAGTCTTCATCTTCTCCGTTAATAAGGTAGTTTATAATGTAAATTACTGAAAACACAGGCACTATAATAATAAAAAGCCACTGATACCACTCATACATAAAAATATTCCTGTAAAAAAGTGTAATTTCTGTATTTTCTTATAAAAAAAGAAAAAAAGAAAAAAAGAAAAAAAGACATAAAATCCGTATTTTCTTATAAAAAATAAAAAATAAAGACTGCCGTTAGGCAATCTCTATTTTGTTTTAGGCTACTTAAGCGCCATTGGGTTAGCTACAAAGTCACTAGTTAATGGATGCACTTTAGACATAAGCGTATCCCACTGGTTTCTAGCTGCTGCTGTTATACCAATGCTTTTGAAGTAATCTGTTAAGATCTTCTTACGGTTATGATATATCTTCGTTAGCTCTTCAGCGTACCACTTACGTACATCACTAGCTGCTGCTGGACTTACTAGAACAAATGTTAATTCAGTCGTTACTCTGAACCTTATCAAGACCATGATTGTTATGGTAGTTGTATTTGATATCAGCCTGTTTTCTGGCTTGAAGAGCTTCTTCTAATGTATCAAATAGTCCTAGATGTTTTTGCTTATAATTTACACCAATGTACGCTCTAAAACGTCCAGTAGGTTTGTGATAAGCTACACCATTAACACTACTTGCTGAATTTTTCTGCAATGTAATGTTTTTAGCGTTATCTAGGTCATCTACCTCTCGTAAGTTCTCCCATCTATTATCTTTTCTGTCATGATTGATATGGTCTACCATTTTAGGCATCCTTCCAGTCATATACAGAAATATTAATCTATGGGCTAAGTATGAAGAGTTTGCTACATTAACTGCTGCATAACCACGATTATGATTTGTTAACGCAGAATCTCCTATACTACCGCCTTTACGAGGCAGCTTATGTGTAAATTGTCCAGTTATTGGATTATATTCAAATGCTTTTCTTAGGTTTTCTTGTGTTATTTCCATGTTCTGTCTGAACATTTTACAATCAACACAATACTCTCCTAATGGTGATTTTTTAGCATCGCTTTTATACTTTACTAGATAATCATTTTTACATATTGAACATACACATATTGCTTTATTTTTATCAATGTCTTTTACTACAGTGATCATAATACTTCCTTAATCATGAATTAAGTTTATAATGTAACCAGCCGTAGTGGATAAGTCAATAGATTTCCCTACTGTATCGGACTATATCATCACCTGTATTTACAGGGCAAGGCGCTTCGAAGGACACTTGTCTCTCCTACGGATTTCATAGACCAGTTTGTAACTGGACCGTTTACCCTAGTCTCTGCACTTTCAAGAGTGTTACCACTCAAGCTTAGCTCAGGATTAGCATATCTATTTCTAGACTTAGCTTTCCCTGAATTCACCTTGTTTGCTTTAACCATCACTAGTTAAAGGCGCATCTGTTTACGCATCATGGATTGGGATACCCCAGCCATACTTGTTCATAACTTTGCCGATAACTGTGTCAGCTACTTGAGAATCCAAGTTGTGCACTAGCAAAGTCACGAAATAACGTCTAAATTGCTCTAGATCCGGGATTTTCTTGGTATCTGTATGCAATACTATGTTGTACTGCTTGTCGATACTGTCCCAGATCTTAAACGCTTTAGTCTTTTCACCTATGTTACGAAACCTGTTACAGCTTACGTTGAAGGTATCTTTCCAGATGTTTACCATCATCTCAGATTTAGGTGATGCATTGTTGATAATAAACTCTTTTAGTAAGTTTGCTACACCAAACGCACCATTAGCCATCTCTTCTGTATACCTAGCTATATCTTCAGGAGTATAACTAATGCCGTTGCTTTGCCATAGCTCATGACATGCTTGGCTAGAGCCATACAGCATAGGCGTAGCTGCTTTCTTAAGCATCATACGTGGCATGCCTTCTAGTTTCCAAGGGTCTTCTAGAGTATCACCAATTACATTAGTCATTTCTAGTAGACGCTTATCCCCAGTCAGCAAGCCTTCGTACTGTAGCATTGCAATCTGTTCAATAAAGATCGTTACTCTTCATTGTTTACCTTTTAAAACTAATAAGGTAATTTCCAATGTTTCCACTGGTGTCGGACTATATCACGACCATTACTGGCCCCCACCGCTTCGACAGCACTAGCTGCCTACTCTACTAAGTTCAACTTACGTTGCTTTTCGATAGTCTCTGAACGTTCCTTTAAAGGCTTCGCTGCTGATTAGCATATCTTTACAGACTTAGCTTCCCAGACAATTCAATGGGTTTATAGTGCGCCAATTAGGCTAACGCACTTGCGTCTAATTCAATAGGAACAGTCCACTTGTAAGTTTCTTCATGATACTTTTCTAAGTCTATAGCTAAGAATCGCATAGTGCCGTCATCGTTTACTACACCAAAGTACTCGTCTAGCTCATCGTACAATCGTTGTAGCCATACATTCTCATGCAGTTCTTTACGGTCTTCCTCATCATCTAAGTCTAGATCATGCAATACATTGTTAATGTAGTCTTTCTGACCACATCTGATTTTGTCGTTAACATCACCTGATCCAGGCTTGAAAGAACCTGTTAGTTCTGCGATAAATAAGAATACTGCGTTACACTCTGATTTCATAATGCTTTCCTTTATTAATTAGTCTTCGTAAGTAATTACTAGTGCAGATCTAAAGTCTTTACTAGATATAGGGTTTGCCACTTTGCGTAGTCCATCACTGATAGCTCTACCACGACTATCGTTAATGTTGTCACCAGTAGTAAATGTTTCTAGCTGGTTATTACAATGCCAATCATAGATAGCTACACTAACGTTATCGTAGCTACTATCGCTTGACTTCATTTCTGGATAGTCTTTACGTATCTTATCCATAGATTTTGTTAGGTTAAGCTTGACTGCCTTCTCATACTTACTCAAGGCATTCATATCATAACCAAACTGTGTGTTACCTGCGTCACGGAACCCTGTTCTTTTAAGTCCCGTACGTTTAGTCTCACCGTTTTGTCTTACAAGAGTTGAAGCTTTAGCTTGCTTACGTTCTAGTAAATACTTATCGTACTTACGTTCTGCTTTAACTTGCTCTAGCTCATCTTCTGTAACATACTCTAACAACTTATCTGTGTTAATTTCTAGGGATGCCCAACGTCTAGCTTTAATCGCATTACTGATTAGCCATCCGTTATGACATGCACGTCTTACAACATCGTTGTAGACTTTGCCACCTAGTTGTTCATACCAATAAATACCATTCAGATCTGAATCGTTTAGGTATGCTACCCATAACGCCTTCCACATCTTAAGAATGGTATCTGCTTTTTCCGGATATAGTTCTAGTACCGCTGATCCTGGGTACTCTAACTCACCGTTTAGTATACTGTCTTTCATATCAACCTCTTGAATAAGTTTAAAGCAGCCTAGATCCTAGACTGCTAATAGTTTAAAGTCTGTTACATCGTGAAGTCTGCCTCCTCGATAGCCTGCTCCGCTTGGTTGAACTGTGCTAATGCATTGTTCTGAGCTTTTACAAACTCTAGGTTTAAGTTCTCTTGTGTCAATGCTTTAGTATCGATAGTCATACCTAGTTCAGACTGAAGTACTGCTAATATACTAGTCAGACGGTCAAGGTCCGCTGGCTTCTCTGGTACCATAGCATGGTTAATTCTGCTGTAGTACGATGGCGTACCAAAGGTTTCCACTAGTTCTTGCAAGAGTTGGATATCTAATCCTGTGTGTGCTAGTAACAGTTGCTTATGTTCCTGACACGCATACAAGATACCCGTAGCTAAGTTATAAGCTAGGTCTATCTGCTTGCCATAAGCATAACGATGGCCACCTACCCACTTACGATTCTCACGAGTCTTAGGATTATGGATAGGCATACTAGATACAATTGTTTCACATTCTTGCACAAGACTTTCTAGCTTACGAGTAACAGCAGCTGAAGCTTCTAGTTTCACTCGAGCTTGGAACAACTCTTCACTAGTTTCTAGTTTAAGCTTAGCTTCTAGTCGAGCTATCTCAACAGCTTCCTGTACTCGTGCTGTGTTTGCTGCTACTTGTGCTTCTACTTGTGCTTTTAATTCATTAATGTTCATTTATTATCCTTGTTTATTTAAGTTAGTTTCTATCTTCACATAAGACAGACTATAGCCCCCTAGTTACCCAAGAGGCTACGGTCTGTGTTAGTCTAAGTCTAGTCCGTATATCCATACGTCTTTACTTTGACACTGATTAGAGTATCTATTTACTCTTCTGCAGTATCGTTCTTGTTCACTAGCTTCGTGATACTCACGTCCTTGACCATACTCGTACTTGCGTTCGATCTGGTCTTTCTCTAGTTTAGTCATTCTTGCTTTCTTACTTGCTCTAGATTTTTTAGCCATTTGTTTCTCCGTCAGGGATGTACTTAAGGATTAGAGGCTAAGCCCCTAGTTAAGTGTATTCTGCATAATAGTTATGCCTATTATTACCAGTAACGTAAAGGCTTTCGTGCTAAGCACTGCTGTGCCTACGATTACGGCTATGTCTTTCTTGTACATGTTCTATCCTCTGGGTTTTGTTACATGTACTTATATGTACCTATTCTGGTCAGGGTGTTCTATCTGTGTAAGATTGTAGACTTTTGACCAAATGTTAGTGTATCTCACTACAAAATGGTTTTATTGACCAAGCCTTTCTATCCTGGGGTTTTCTTTAGGTATTCTATCCGGCTGTTCTAGATAGGCTAGCCTAAGTTTCCTTAGACTAACCTTGTTTGACTTACTTACCTTCTCTTAAGGCTTTCAGTCTTGCTTCTAGTTCGGTAGCTTTTACTACACTTTCGTCATTCAACTTCTCATTTAGCTTGGCACGTCTGTTAGCTATACCAACATAGTGTGCGTCAGCTAGATAGTCCATCTCGTCATGACCCATTTGTGCTGTCTTGTCCAAGATACGACCAAAGCCATACCAAATACCTAAGCCTACAATAATTACTAATATGATTACTATATCCACTTTATTTCCTTAATTTAATTTTGATTTATGCTAAACCATAACGCAAAAGCACTACGCTAAGCATTGTTTAACCGGAATGTGAAAGCACTTGTTATGTCTTAGGTGTGGAGGTGTAATTGTTTTTCTATCTTAGAAGGTGTCCTTAAAAAATAAAACTAACCTTTAGGTTAGCTTTATTTATTTCTGGTTACAGGTCGTCAAGGTTTCCTTCGACTTCCTGGGTTTGTGAGAACCCTAACCGTGACAGGACTTGTCCTGTTACTCTAGCTCCGCTAGGGTGAGAGGCTAGTGTCTGGCCTCCCACAGTTGTATTGTTAAGTACAACTCCGAATGCTTGGTTACGAGTCACCTTCTCTGGAGAAAGGTGGTTATATTGCGCAGCGATTTGACTAATAATTGACATATTATTTACCTTATTTAGTTGATTACATCATCTTGTACAAGCTAAAAAATGGGGCCCCAAACGAAGTGACCCGGGGGGTACCATTTGCAGAAGTTGCCGCAGGAGGAGTAATGCCTCGATACAAAATTTTAAAAATTTCCCACATGAATTGCTGTATGTTTGTACAGTAGTCCTAAAAAAGTATAACTTCCATATAACTTATATTATGCTAGTTATACCTAAAAAAAGTATAACTTGTATATTTTTAAAGTGAAATATTTCTTTACCTTTTTATGCAAGGTTGCTACAATTTACCTAGGTATTATAGGAAGTTAGGGAAAGTAATATGAGTTTTAATAGTGACATAGTAGATGTGTACCTAAGCAATATAGATAGTAAGGGTAAAAGAATAGCTACTTGGGTATGGCTAGCGGATAAGTATAATGTAAGTAAGGTAGCCTTATCTAGGGTTAGCTCTATCAGAAAAAGGTGCAATGAAGAACAGTTTAATATCTTTTTGTCTTGTATGAAAGGAGAAGACACCGTATTGCTAAGTAACGGAACTAGCTCCCATAACATTGACCATATAGCCTTACTGTTGAGAAAAGGTCATAGTATTGTAGGAACTGGAAAAGTGGCTACAACTACTAATACTAGAGTTGATAGAAGTTGTGCTTACTTGCTGCATTCTAATGGGTATTATAAGGTAGGGGTTACTTTGGATGCTTCTGTTGATCGTAGAATACAGCAACTGCAGATAGGTAATCCTTGCAAGATAGATCTAATAGCTAAAACAGGTACTATTAGCAATGCTTATGAACTAGAAAAAGCACTACATAAAAAGTTTAAAGATAATAAAGTTCGTGGGGAGTGGTTTACATTGTCTAAGGAAGAACTAGAGTATGCAATTGCGGTTATGAAGCAGGAAGTAGTAGTATGACTAAAGCCAAAAAATTACCCTACGAAGAAGCTAGTGCTTTATCCCTAGATCCCTTCTCAACCTTGACTATGACATATACCCAGGATGGCTTTGAAGAACTCAAACAGGATATTAAGACTAATGGACAACTAGTGCCTATACTGTTGCGTGAGAATCAGATACTAGATGGTAGGCATAGACATCAGGCGTGTATGGATCTAGGTGTTGCTATGCAGTATAAGGAACTAGGGGATATTACAGATGAGGAAGCTTTAGACGTTGTTATAAGTAACTCTATTAATAAGTCTACTAATACGGATGCTGCTAAGGTAGAGGCTTACCTGATGTGTAAGGCTAAAGGTATTAAGCAAAAAGATATGCCAGCTAAGTTTAGTAGACTGAATATAAACTATGTGCGAAAACTTTCGTATATAGAGAAAGAGAATCCGGAATACCTAGATGTATTACTAAAACAGAATATGGTTAGGCTTTATAATAAAGAGTACGACAAGGTAGAAGACTACGGAACTATCAATGGTATATGGCGAACACTAAAAGCTAACAAGCGACTTGAAGAAACAGTGGTGGAAGTAGTACCGGAACCTGCACAATGCCAAGAGTATGAGACTGATATAGAGTCTTACTTTAATAATGCAGCTGCAGAAACAGAGTATTGGGACTTATATAATGTAGGTAAAGAAGTAGGTGCTAACTTACATCCTGATACGGAACTAGGTAAACGAATAGCAGCACTTATTAAGGGTAAATATAGCTAGTCTTTCTAAGTCTGCTTTTGCATGGTATAATGGGGTATGATTGCGTAATGGACGTATACAGATACAACAAGCTAATGGCCAGTATAGACAAAAAAATAAAAGACGACTTGCCTCTTACTTATGAAGAGATAATGGAAATACTAGAAGCGGAGCTTTTAGAAATGGGCAATGACGATGATAATCCTTATAAGCCTTTGAATTTCCACGATGAATCTGAAAGTTACGAAGAGTAACCCCGAAATAGAAGAGGATTCTGGCATATTATACCTAGTATGCTTTGAGCTTGACGGCAAAAGCCTTGTCAAAATAGGAGTGACTTCGAGAAACATAGAAGACCGAGTATCTGAGATACTCGTTAGTATATTTAAGAAGTATAGAGAGTTTCCGTATTGTAGACCTAAGCGTTTCCGTAAGACTGGCAACGTATACGAAAAAGAAGCCCTGTTACACAAGTATTTTGAAGAGTGTAGCTACACCCCCGAACACAAGTTTAGCGGTAGTACAGAATTTTTTGATTTACCGTTGGAAGATGTAGTAGAAACGTACGAACAATTGTTAGAAGGAGCTGTTCTTGAAGGTAGATATGTCAAAAGCAATGACTCTGACTGAAGAATACGACGACCTTGCCTATAAAATATACAAACTAGACCAAAACCTTCCCTGGGACTTGCACCCAAACCAGCTAAATGCACAAACTATCTACAGAAATCGTCTAACCAAAAAGATAAACGCTATTGCGCACTCTACTGAAGGTAAAGACCACCGGCTTCTTCCTTTACTCTAGCTTACTTTTTATGCTAAAATAGACAAAAACCTACACTAACTTACATAAAAGAGTGGAATCATGTCTAAAGAACTTACTTTATCCGAAGTAAAACAAGCAATGCCCTTAAGAAAAGGCTCAATTACCCAAGAAGCTGTCGATATTATCAATGCTTCTGTTAATGACCCTGAATTTCAGGGCGAATCCTTAGTACAAACTGCGGCAATTTACGATAGTGTACTAAAAGGAGCCCGTGCTTCTGTACCAGAGTACCTAAACGCTATTCGTTTTTGTGCTTACATGTCTACAAACAACTCAAATTACACTGAAGCCTACAAAAAAGTGTTTTCTAACAGGGATTTTGTACAGCAACGTATAAATTTGCCTACTGACGATCCTCGTTATGGTGAATTAACTAGTGCTGCATCTAGATATCGACGCACTAAACTAGTGACAGACATACTAACAGCTAGCCAAGTGCCGTTAGACCTTATTTTTACAGGGCATCGTTACAAAGCTATTGGTGTTTTAGCGGATGTTATGGAAAACGGCAAGTATGACCGTGATAAAATTAATGCTGCTAAAGAATTGCTGGCTGCTACTAAAGGCCCAGACAACATGAAGATAGAACTAGACGTTGGTGTTAGTGAATCTAGTGCAGTACAGCAGTTAAATGATCAGTTAGCAGAAATTGCTGGCAGATCTTTAAAGCATTTAGAGGCAGGTGCTACTAGTTTAAACGAATTAGGTGCATTAAAGGTCAAAGATGACGATATTATAGAAGGGGAGTATGCCAGTGATAAGTAGCTCAACAAGCATAACGGGTGCAAATAACTATATGTACGGAAATATTGATACAAATACTCCGGTACTAAATATAAGTAACGAAAATGGGACAGTAGTTGTAGGCGACTACGAAATATCTGTAAAAGATTTAAAAACTTGCCTAAAAGTTTTACATAAAATGGCTAGGGAAGAGTATCCAGAGGAATTTATTTAATGGTTAACACGTATGTTCCAAGTGCAGAGGCTATGAAGTTTATAGCGTTTATTCGTGCTGCTAATGTAGAAGACAATGCCAATGCTGAAATTCACTACCGTCTAGCAGACAAGTATTTTGGTACAGATAAACAAGTACTTATAGAAGCTTTTCGTGGTAGCGCTAAATCTACTATGATGGAGTGGCTTGTATTATATATAGCAGCTATGGGTAACCTACATAACTTTGGCAAAGTAGATTTTATAGCATTCATCGGCGATAGCATGGAAAATGGTACTAAAAACTTTTTCCGTAACGTATCTGGCAAAATCGATAGGTCTGAGCTTCTTAAGCAGCTTATTAAGATAAAACGTAAGACAGATTCTGAGATGGAGTTAGTAAACGCTGACGGTGTAGAGCTTAATATGAAAGGGTATGGTGCTAGTACTAACATCCGGGGGGTCCGTTATAAGGGGTCTCGTCCTGACATTGTTATACTAGATGATATTACTACCAATGACGCAATAAACTCTGAAACTATACAGAATACTATTAATGATAACTTCTACAAATCGGTTATCCCTGCACTGCACCCAACTAGGTTTAAGATCTTCTTTATAGGAACACCTATATCAGAGCGTGATATTATCCATCAGCTAAGTGACAACCCTAAATGGACAGTACATAAGTTTCCTATTGCAAAAAAGTTTCCTTGTACAGAACAAGAGTTTGCAGGTAACTGGGAAGATCGCTTTCCTTACGAAGCTGTAAACGAAAAATACGAAATGTACAAAGCTGCAGGTAAAGCTCAAGACTTTTACCAAGAATTTATGCTAGAAATTACGGACTTGACTACACTACTAGTAGAGGAAGAAGATATACAATGGTATGATCCAAGTATTATTAAGAAAAATAAAAACAATTACAACTTTTATATCGCAACGGATTTCGCAACTAGTACTAAAAAATCTGCTGACTTTTCTACTATTGGCGTATTTGCTGTATCTAGCAATAACGACTGGCTTCTTGTGGATGGTCAATGTATGCGTCAAACAATGCAGGAAAATATTGATGATTTGTTTAGGTATGTTAAAAAATGGCAACCGCTAAGTGTAGGCATAGAAAGCTCAGGGCAGCAAGGCGGATTCATTTCAATAATGCAAGAGATGATGATGAAAAGAAACATATGGTTTACTTTTGCAAAAAAACCAGGGAGCAAAGACGTAGGAATAAGACCTATAAAAGATAAAGTTCACAGATTTGTTACAGGTGTGCAACCTAAATTTAAGCAAAACAAGATATGGATGCCTAAACCAGAGTTAGCTGAGCTAGTAAGTCCTAGACTTGTAGAACTAGTAAAAGAAATGACTCATGAGTTGTCTCGTTTTACGCTAGCAGGCGGTGTTAAATCCCTAGCCCACGATGATGCTATTGATTTGTTAAATCAGCTGTCTGAAATGGATATATATACTCCTTCTGACGAAGCAGATTTAGCTACTTCTACTGCAACTGAAGACGGTCTTATATGGGAATCTGTCTGGGATAACGATGACGACGAATATGAATCTAGGAGTACTGTATTTTAAGCTTCTTTGTGATATAATGTTGTTTTACTAGAAGTGCCGCATTTTTATAAAAGGAGCTAGCAATGGTAGTGCAAGATATAATCAGCTTGTCTAGACACAGTGAGCTAAGTAATACCGCACTAAAAATAGACAATCCAGATAATACAGCTGCTATTGTGTCTTTTATTAATATGGGGATGATAGAGCTGTACAAACGTTTTGTACTAAAAACAGAAGAAGCAATTATTAGTTTGGTAGAAGGCAAAACATTCTATGATTTGCCTGAAAATTTTATGTATGTATTAGCTTCTTTTGAAGAAGCAGAAGAACTATCTGTAATCAAAAATAAAGAAATACCTATAAACGACGAAAACGATCCTTACAGTATATTTTTTCCTAGTCATAAACAAGTACAAATACCTGTTGTAACTGATGGCGGATTTATTTCTATAATATACGCAGCAAAGCCTACACCTATTACTGTAAACGACCTGACGCAGGAACTAGATCTCCCTGAAGTACTTATCGAATGTTTGCTGCACTATATTGGCTATAGAGGACACCTAGGCATTAGAGGTGATGGGCAATCAGAAAATAATGCACATTTTGCTAGATTTGAACGTAGTGTCATAAAAGCAAAAGAACTAAATGTAACTACTGCTACGGATTCTTATAGTATGTCCGAGCGGTTGTCTAGTAGAGGATTTATATAATGACACGCCGCGCAAGTTCTTTATCTCAAATATCTGTAGGGATAGAAAGAGATATAAGTAGTCAATACGACAACGTAAAAGCTGTAGCTGATAGTATCGAAAATGTGGTTACTATAAGTGAAAGCTTAAATTTAATTAACTCTATAATTGCAGACATAGAAGATATACGTAATTGCGGTTCTAGCATTACAGATATAAACGCAGTAAGTGCTAAAATTGCAGAAGTACAAACTCTAGCTTTAGACTTGTCTTCGGAAAACTCTGCTATTCAAACAGCTATAGACAATTTGCAAGACATCTCAGCTGTAGCTTTAAGTATAGAAAATGTAGATACTTTGGCAGATAACATAGTAGCGCTGCAAAATGCTAGTGCTAATGCTATTACAGCCTCTCAAAAAGCCGAAGCAGCAGATTCTGCAAAGAATGATGCAATAGCAGCTAAAGAAGCTGCAGAAGAGGCTAGAGACCGTGCAGAAGCAGCTAAAGCGACTACCGACAGCGTAGCTCTTTCTGTTAATATTACGTATAACGAGGCAGTAGAAGCTAAAACTAGTGCAACAACTAAAGCAAACGACGCTGCGTTAGCAGCTGCTGCGGCAGAGCTTGCAAAAGAAGGCCTACTAGATGCTAAAACAGCTGCAGAAACAGCACAAGAAGAAGCAGAAACAGCAGCTAATTTAGCAGTATTTAAGGTAGATTCTATTACTAATGAGGCAGAAAGGTCAGAAGCCGCTGCTACCGCAATAGAAGAAGTTAAAGATATTGTTCTTCCTTTAGCTGCAGAAGTAAATAATGACAGGCTTTTTGTAATAGCTAGAAAAGAAGAAGTAATAGACTATAAAGAAGAAGCAGCCGAATCTGCAGAAAATGCTAGAACATCTGCAGAAAATTCAGAAGCTTTTAAAGGCCAAACAGAAGTATTAGTTAGTGAAGCTCTGGAATATAGAAATAAATCACAAGAGTTCTCTGTAGATTCAGCTAACAGTGCTATAGATGCAAGTAACTTTGCAGATGATGCAGAAGAACAGGCAGTCATAGCTACAGCTCAGGCAGAAGCAGTAACTGCGGTCTACACAGACGTACAGACATCATTAGTAACTATGGCATCTAACATTATCTCAACACAAGCTATTGTAGTTGAACATCACGCATTCGCTTAAGGA